TAGGATCTGGGTAGATAGGAACTGGGTAGATAGGAACTGGGTAGATAGGAACTGGGTAGAATTTGCGTGGGGATGGAGGAACATATTCCAATATTGGTGCTGATTATTTAACAAAATTAAACCTCTGAGCAATGTGACAAGTTTTGAGTTAAATGACGGAAGTGTAGTGTTTCACAGTATAAAGCGAGGTGTGGGGCTTTTTACATATAAAAAATTATTAGGGTGTGTATATGACCTGAATATGTCATTAAACTATTCAAATCTCCGATAGCTCAGTTGGCAGAGCATCCGACTGTTAATCGGGAGGTCGCAGGTTCGAACCCTGTTCGGAGAGATAATATTAATTTAATTTAAAAACTTAATATATAAAAATAATCGAGCTATTAATTTTTTTTTATTAATTAACAGCCCGACTGGCTCAATTGGATAGAGCATCAGACTTCTAATCTGGGGGTTGCAGGTTCGAGTCCTGCGTCGGGTGATAATTAATTATATTACTTAATAACTAATATAATTAAGAAATTTAAAGTTTTTTTTATACTATATATTAGTACTCTACACATGGATGATATTTTTTATAATGAATGTAAAAATTTATTAACACCTTTAACACAAAAAGGTTGGACCTTTTTAAAATTACAAAATAATGAAATTATTATGCAAAAACAATTTAATGAACTTGATGTAATTAAAATTACTACTATTAATCATTTTATTGAATGTGTATTACCTATGAAAAATCCTTCTTTTAATTTTAATAAAAGAATTAAAAATGATCATCAATCTATATCATTTTTAAAAAATTATATTAATGATATAATTTATGTATAAGCTTTTTTCTTTAAATGAAATTGATGGTATTACTCAAATTAATGATTTTAAACATCATATTAAAATACTTATTACACCTTGGACTATTTCCCATTTTATTTGGGGGTATTTATTTTATCTACTAGGAATTAATTACTTTTGGGGATTTATGATTCATTCTCTATATGAATATGTTAACTTAACTTACGATTCATTTAAAAAAAAATGGGGCGAAAGTTATGATGGATTTAGGAGTGATTCTTTTTTTAATACAATAGGAGATACTATTTTTTTTATGTTGGGAATGATTTTAGCTAATCATTATAATAATACATATTTATTTACTATTAACTTCATTATTGGTTTTATATTTTTTTCACCATCATTTCAAAATTTATTAACAATTAATAGAATGAAATATATAAATAAATTATATCCTAAAATAAAAGTTAACAAAATTAAAAATTATACATTAATAGATCATTATTTATGGTTAATATGGATTATAGTAAATATTTTATATATTATTAAGTTTAAATTTAAAAAACAAATATCATTTTAATATATATCAAAATGTCAAAAGAATTAGTGAATTCTATTACTACTTCTACTGAAGATGTTAACTTTGATACATCTTCTTTCGAACCTTCTCAAAAGATAGAGCAACAAGAAGTTCAAAAAGCAACTGAAGAAATAAAACAAGAAGTTCAAAAAGCAACTGAAGAAATAATACAAGAAACCCAAGAAACAAAAGAAGAAATAATACAAGAAACCCAAGAAACAAAAGAAGAAATAATACAAGAAGCCCAAGAAACTACAGAGGAAATAAAACAAGAAACAGATAAATTGATCGACTTAGTTAAGGAAGAAGCATTAAATTTATTAAAAGATAAGCTATTAAGCGAGATTGGAAGCAAAGAAGTTGATAAACAATTATTAATGAAATTACTAGTTATTGGTATGGAAACCATCGAAAAATCACAAGTTAAAGGTAAAGATCAAAAGAAAATTGTAATTGATACTTTAATTCAAATTATAAAATTACCTAATGTTAAAGTTCCACAGGAAGAGAGATTATTATTATTTTTAGAAAATGATCTTGATGATATAATTGATTTAGTTATTGATGCATCTAAAGGCAAAATTAATATTAATAAAGCTGAAAAACACGCTGTTTCTTTATTAAAATGTCTTTTTACATGTTTAAAGAAAAATGATTAAAAATTAATATTATTATTTTTTAAATGTGGCAATTAAATAAACAACAAAATAAAAATTTATTATTATTTGTAGAAAAAAAATTACAATTTATTTCAAATAATAATAAACTTAATGGATTTCTTATTTTTATTTTTCATTTATTATTTCAAATTTTTAGCATATATATATTATTTTTCTATCCTATTTCTCCTTTATTTTATTTTACTTTTCTTATTTGGATTTTAATTTTAATATCAAATTATTATTTTAAAGGATGTATTTTGACTAAAATAGAGAGATATTTATGGAAAAATAAACAATGGTTTGGCCCATATTATATCTTTTGTAATTTGAAATCTTGGTCACCTAATAAGATTAAAAATATGTATATTTGTCAAATTATTTTTTTAATTACTATATTATTTATAAGAGTTTTATTCAAAATCTAATTTTTTAAATAATCTATAATTTTTTATCAATTTCCCATATCCCCCACCTCCTTCTATACAATATTTTGCATTTGACAATGTTATAAAATCTTCATCTGGATTTCCTCCTATTTTAAATTCTACTTCATAACCATATTTCTCTAATTGAATTTTATATAACCTTAAAATTTCTATTGATTCATCTATTCCTTTATTTTTACGATGGCATCCTCCTACTATTTTTATTTTTTTGCTTGCACCATTCTTAGTTATTTTTTTTAATTTATCATAATAATGACTCCATGGAAAAAAATAATACATTTCCACTTGTCCATATTTTAGTAATAAGCCGTTTATACAAATCTCCTTTGGTGATAATTTTCTATTAAATCTTACATCATTATCTGCTAATACTATATCTCCTAATCGAAGATGTATATAAATATCATCATTAGTATTCGGTTTAAACTTATGATCTTGAATTACGTTATCTAATAATTTTATTATCATTCCTTCATGAGTACAATTTTCTATGTTTAGTAAAGATATATATTTACTTGCTATAGAGTTTGGAAAATCATGTAAATATCTTTCATATTCATTTTTATATAATTTATTAATACTTTTACCATATCTTACAATCGGTACATTTATCATATCAGATAATCTATAAGATTCCCAATCCGTATACAAATTATTACTTATATCCATACTTAAATAATATAATTTATTACTTATTTTTAAACAATTATATTATTAATTAATTTATGCGCGTCCAGCGGCACGGGCAGCACCGGCGGCAGCACCGGCAGCGGCACCAGCAGCACGTCCCATAGCAGCAGCACGTCCAGCAGCCTTGGCGGCAGAAGCAGCAGCACCAGCAGCCTTGGCGGCAGAAGCACCACGGGCAGCACCAGCAGCCTTGGCAGCAGCCTTAGAGGCAGCCTTAGCAGCAGAGGCAGCAGCCTTGGCAGCCTTGGCGGCACCCTTAGCGGCAGCCTTCTTCATAGATTTAGCTCTGCGCATTGAAGCAGATTTAGCTCTGGATTTACTTCCAGCTTTTCTTGCACGTCTTGACATAGTGGCCATTATATATAATAGGAACAAAAAAATATAAACTCACTTGATTTTATTATTTTCTAATAAAATTATTTTCCCTAAACTACCATATTGTATCGGTATTCTCCCACCACATTCCATCGCCTTTCTTTACTTCATATAATTCCCTAAAGATCTGTAAACGCGATAATGGACAATTACATCTATATTTTTCTAAAGGATGTGGATTCTGTTTTAATTGGGCTGGTATAGCTTTGTCAAATATCTTTTGTCTTGATTGTATTGTACTAAATATATAAAACTGTTTTAATGATAAAGCCTTTACTAATGGTATCTGATTATTGATTAGCTGATGAATAAATAAATATTCTTCTACCAATGATAATCCTGATATATCAGCTAAATCTTCTCCTACACCTACAGTTGCATCAAATTTTATTCCATCTTTAGCTGCTACTAATTCATATTGTTTTACTACATTATCTATCTTGGCTTGGAATTTTTTTCTATCTACATCTGTCCACCAATTATTTAAATTTCCATTTTCATCAAACTTACTTCCCATATCATCTAAACTATGACTCAACTCGTGACCTAATGTCCATCCCATATATGCTAAATTATATTCTATTCCATAATTTTCTAAATCTAAAAATGGTTTCTGTAGATAAGCTAATGGTACATAAATAGAATTACTTGTCGGTCTATAATATGCATTTACCATATATGCCTGTGTTCCTACTAATTTAAATTCATTCCAATCTACCTCTGGAATATCTATCACTTGTTCTCCTTCTAAATCAATAAATCTACGTCTTTTCCAATCTGACAACAATCTTAAATTATGATATGGATTATCATCTATATATTCTAAGTTTGGATCTGGTTGTAATGCTTGACCTTTTGTTGCTGCTGATGCTGAATCTGGTGTTCCTATTACTACTTCCAATTTCATTAATTTTTTTACTGCTGCTCTTCTTGTAGAATCTGTTAACCATGTATTTCTTTTTAATTTTCTTATAAATACTTCTTTCAAATCACTTACTAAATTATATACATATACCGTATCTATTGGATTAAAATTTTCTTTTACATATAATTCTGTTAATAACGTATTATAACATACAGATAACATAAATATTGGATATAACTCTTTTGGAAATCTTACTGGTTGACCTGCTACAAATTTACCATAAAAATCAAAATATATTTCTGACCAATCCCATTCAAATCTTATTAACTGCTTATAGTTAATAAATAAATACCATGTTCTCCATGCTTTACTTGTCCATTTCTCTTTCATTAATTCCATTATACATTTTAATGAATTTAAACTTGAAACTATTATTTTATTTGGTATCTTATCTTTCTTATATCCTTGTTTTATACAAAATTCTGTCCAATCTAAACCATAATCTTCCTCTAGTTGTTTTTTTGTTACTACATTATAATAATTTGGATCTTCTTTTTTTACTTTTACACAACCCATTGCATCTAATAATTGACACTCTACATTCCATACATCCATCGGATCATGTAAATGTGCTTCGTCCGGTATACATATTTTTAATACTTTCTTGATAAATTTTAAATATTCATTTTTAAACTTTGATTTAAATTGTTTTTGTTTTGGAGTGTCTTTTGGATCTTCTATATAAACAAAATAATCATAAATTCCTAATTGAGGAGGACTTAAATGACTTCTATATGTTTGATTATCCTTCTCATCGGGCATTATATACCACACTACAGGTGATTGCCATGATACTACTTCGTCTCTGTTTAAAAAAACAAGCATATCTGTTATCGATTTATTATTTATTATACTATCTATATCTTCTCTTAGATCATATGCAGCCTTTCGTGCTGCTGTTTTTGTATTATTCATTATACATTTATAAATTGCTTCAACACCTTTCGCTCTTTTCGAATTTGGATTCTCTTTAATAAATTCTTTTAATTGACCTATTAATTCTTTATATACATCATCTTGTTTTACTCTAAAATCATCTATTTCTACATAATATTTCGGCGAAGATTTTAATAGTTTTGTTTCCTCTTTCAACCAACCATAATTTACATATGTATAGTAATCTTCTCTTGGACTATATTTATTTTTATTTAAATTATCAAACTGTTTCACTAATATGGAATGATATTTCGAATAATCTTTCGAATCACTTGGTAAGGATTTAAATAATTCCATATTTTTTTGGCTAAATAATCTTTCTAATATTGGTCTATTTGTTTGAACTCTCATATTATCGAATTTTTCACCTGCCATTTTAAATATCGCTGTTGATGGATTTATTTTTCTATTTTTTAAAGGAAATCTTATTTCCTCGCTTTTAATTTCCAACTCTTTTGATGTTTCTTTTTTTGACATTTTATTATCTTTATTTGTATAAATTACTAAAGGATTTATCTTTCTTTTCTTCGCTTTTTTGTGAGTCTTAATTCTTTTTATCTGAGATACTTTCTTTATACTTTTTTTCATTTATATAAGATCGGTAGAATAAAAAAATTTAGTTAAATTTTTAAGATATAAAATATTCTAACTACTACTATCTATAATTCTTACCATGCACTATTATCCTCATACTCCATCTCATCATCATCACTTTCATCATCGGCCCAATTGACAATTCGCTTCACCACTCTCGGAACTGGTACAGGTGCGGGTGCTTCTGCTGCTTCTTGACATCCGTTCTTATCGTACGAACTCCATCCTATTGCTAGCTCCGTTTTCTTTGGTTTTTCTGAACACGCAGGCTTCGCAGCAACAGCAGCCCATCCTTTCAATTCTGGAGCACGAGTCGTCAATACAATTGGTACTACCAATTCCTCTTCGTCATCTGAATCGTCTACAAATGCTTGAAAGCTATTCTTCGGCTTGTATTCAACTGGCTTCTTTTCCTTCTCCATTCTCACTCGGGTCTCTCTTTTTCTTTCGCGCTCTTCACGATCGCGCATCTTTTCTATTTTTTTTAATTTTTCACAAAACTTAATCGTATGTCCTGCTTCCTTGCAATAACGACATTCTGTCGCTAAAAGACGAGGACACACTACTTTACCTCCTGGCCCAGCCTTGTCTCGAACAAAGTGGGACTTATATTTCTCCTCTGGCTCTCCAGCATCAAAGCACACTTTACAAAAGCAAGTGTTCTTCTTACTAGAGTTATTCATTTTCATGGTGGATGACATTGTGTATTGAAAGTTTGCAACTTGATCAAAGACTTAATACTTTACACCTGTTTAACAAAAAAAACTTCAATTTTTTTTTGACAAACTTATTTTTCGTGTTTTTTGATAAACTTATTTTTTATTCTATTTCATTTCTATTTAAAAACATACCTCCTACATTTATATTATGACTATTAGTAACATTAAATCTTTTTTTAAAAATAATTTCCCACTATCATCTTTTATATTTAAAAATAAAGCACAAATTATAAATCTAGGCAGATGGGGTGTTGTTTGTGATAAAGGCAAAGGAATTCTTACTGATAATGCTAATCAAGATCATTGTGGACCATGTGGAACACATGATTTTAAAACAAAACATCAAGAAATTGATAAAAACATTGAATTTTATAAAAATAAAAATATAAAAAAATAAAACTATTTAATTATTTTAAATTATTACATAAATCTAACTACTACTACACTACAATACTATTCTTCTTCATCAGAATCCGCTACTTCCCAATCTCCTTCATCATCTTCATTTTGGAAGTTGATGATACCTCTTACTAGTCCCACACTAAATACTTTTAGCATATTTTTTAGTGAGGATTGTGGCGTATCAAAATGCATGATTGCATCCAAATGATCTTTCCAAGGAAACATCTCTATCTCATCTTTGGCTACTTCAATTACTTCTTCAAATTCTAAAGTCTTACTCGAGTTTGGCTTATCCTCTTCAATATTCGCTCTACATAACGGACATGTATTATTATCTTTCAATGCTCGCATTAAACATGTCAAACAAAATGCATGTTTACAATTTGTTCTCGCAAAGTTTTTCCCTGTATCCAAACTCTCCATACAAATCGCACAATCTCCATATGTCTCTTTCTTTTGTTCCTTCTTCTCACTTGAAGTTACTGTACAGCACTCACTTGTAATTTTTTGAAATGAACTCATGATTCTTAAATGTTTTATAATGTTGTACACTCTTTTTACAAAATTTACTTCAATTTTTTTCTTTACTTAATTTTTGAAAAAATTAAAAATACTTATATGGTATTAAACAATTAAAATGGGGATTACTATTAAATCCCATATAACAACCTATACTAAATGCCGTTATAGATGCACTTATTATTTTACTATTAAATATACTATCCCAATATAATTGTTTTTCAAAATTATTAAAAACTAATAAACTGTATATTGAAATTCCACTAGTTATTCCTACTCCATAACTATAAATTATTCTGGAAAAATAATGATACATATAAATATATTGATTTTAAATTATTAAATTAATATATTTAACAACTATATATATAATGCCTGGTCGTTCATATAGTCGTTCAAAAAAGGGTGGAGCCGTATCAGCTGAAATTGACACTCTTGTTAAATCACTTCAGCAAATACAAACTGATGTTAATAATGCTATAGAAAATGTAAAAATATTAGAAAACAAATGTGACAAAATTGAAGAACAAAGTATTCCTGAACAACAACCACAAGTAAAAGAAATTGATGATGAAAATGAAAATGAAAATGAAAATGAAAATGAAAATGAAAATGAAAATGAAAATGAAAAAAAATCTGAAGAAACAGAAATTAATGATGAAGAAACTGATA